AGCGATGGTCTTTGGATTGCCAAGGATCGCTCGGGCAAGCTGGGCACTTGGGAGGCACCTGACCTTGGCGAGATCATCCGCAAGATTGGGGGCCAAGCATGAGGCCCATGCGCGAGATTGCTGCTGAGTGGGCAGCCGAAAAAGAGGTTGAGCGGCAGGCTGTCGAGAACCGCCGGATTCTTGAAGACGAGATGGTGAAGTCATTTGGCTTGCAGCCCGACCTCGACAGCACCGTCACCAAGGATGTTGACGGCTTTGTGATCAAGATCACGGGGCGCATCGACAGAAAAGTCGACGCCGACAAGATTCAAGAACTTGCCAGCCAGCACGGTCTTGAGTCGCACCTTTCAACCCTCTGCCGGTGGAAGCCGGAGCTCAACATCACGATATGGAAGAACACCGACCCCAAGATCACATCCCTTCTTGCACCGGCGATCACCGCGAAACCCGGTCGTCCATCCTTTACCGTCAATCACAAGGAATAAGAACCATGAAACTCGGAGAAACCTATTCAGCAGCAGAGCTGCAACCGTCGCAGTCCTATGACCTTTTGCCCGCGGGTTGGTATACCTGCATCATCACCGAGGCCGAGTTGAAGGCCACCAAGGCCGGAACCGGCGAATACATCAAAGTGAGGTACGACATCACCGGCCCGAGTTGCCAGGGTCGCTGCGTCTTCGGCAACTTCAACATCAAAAACCCGAACCAGAAAGCCGAGGAAATTGGCAGGCAACAACTGGGTGACTTGATGCGTGCCTTGGGCCTGTCTGCGGTGCATGACACCGACCAGCTCATCAACGGCCACCTGAGCATCAAGGTGGACATTCGCCCAGCATCAGGCGAGTACAACGCTCAAAACGAAGTCAAGGGATGGAAGAGCAACACGGCAAGCCTGCCGCCTCAACCCGGCAAGCCCGACGCGCCTGCTGGTGCGCCAGCCAAGGCATCACCGCCCTGGGCGAAGAAGTAAAAAAATGCCCCACTCGCGCAAACGGGTGGGGCCAACTGAATAAAGGAGAGCAGAGGAAATGGAAATTCCCCAACCAGAGAATAACATCTCTAGCCTGATCGACAAGCACCACGAGGCGCAAGCAGCAACCGAGATGCCCCGTCCTCACATGGGTTGCAGCATCGTCGGCCACCCCTGTGATCGTTGGCTGTGGCTGTCGTTTCGCTTTGCAGTCAAGCCATCGTTTCCTGGTCGCGTGCTGCGGATGTTCCGTCGAGGACGCAACGAAGAAGCCACCATCATTGATGATCTGAGGGCGATCGGCATCAAGGTGCGGGCGCTGGAGGAGCAGATGCGGGTGGCTTTTGGCAGTCACCTGTCTGGCAGCATTGACGCCATCCTAGACGCTGGCGTGCCTGGTGCAATCAAGACTAAGCACGTTGCCGAGTTCAAAACGCACTCAAGCAAGTCATTTGCCGATGTAGTCAAGCAAGGCGTCGAGAAGTCCAAGCCCGAGCACTTTGTGCAGATGCAGCTTTACATGGCGGGGACGGGCATCCACCGCGCCCTATATCTTGCCGTCAACAAGGATGACGACAGCATCTACACCGAGCGCCTAGCCTATGACGCAGCGGTGGCCGACAAGTACATCAAGCGCGGTCAACGCATCGCGCTGGCCGATAGGATGCCCGAGCCCATCAGCACCGATCCATCGTGGTATCAATGTAAATGGTGCCCGGCTTTTCCGATCTGCCATCAAGCCCAGCATACCAAGGAGGTCAACTGCCGCACCTGTGCCCACTCAACAGCCAAGGCAGACAGCACCTGGCATTGCGCCAGACACGACGCCGACGACATACCGCTTGAGTGGCAAGTCAGCGGCTGCGAATCGCACGTTTTGCATCCTGATCTCGTGCATTGGAAACGCAAGGATGGCCCGAATCAATGGACTGCAATCTACGTCATTGACGGCAAAGATGTCTGCAATGGAGAGGCGGACGCGCACATCTACAGCAGCAAGGAACTGCTAGCAAACCCGTCAATGTGCGCTGCCGGGGATGTGGAGATTGAGCGGTTGCGGGGAAATGGGGCGAGGGTGGTGGGGTGAACAAGATTGAATTTGGAGATTGCAGGACAACCATGCGCCGATGGAAACAGCAAGGCATCAAGGCGCAGACATGCGTCACCAGCCCACCCTACTACGGGCTGCGCGACTACGGCCATGAAGGACAGATTGGCCTTGAAGAAACGCCAGAGGAATACATCACGGCGATGGTCGAGGTGTTTCGCTGTGTGTGGAATGTGCTGGAAGACGATGGGACGCTGTGGCTAAACATTGGGGACAGCTACTACAACTACCGGCCCGGCAAGGGTCAGGCATTAGTCCAACAATCAGTAGCCAATAACAATCAAGATTTGCCTCAAACGTGTGCAAGGCGCGGTAACAAGTTAGACGGACTTAAAGAAAAAGACCTGATCGGCATCCCTTGGATGCTTGCCTTCGCCCTCCGCGCCGATGGCTGGTATCTGCGACAAGACATCATCTGGCACAAACCGAACCCAATGCCTGAGTCGGTACGCGACCGCTGCACCAAGGCGCATGAGTACATCTTCTTGATGAGCAAGTCGCAGAAGTATTATTTTGATGCTGAAGCAATAAAAGAAGAAGCAATTGGGGCAAGAAATGGTGCGCCAATTAAAGCTAGAAATCCTGAGTTTAGACAAGGCGATGTGAAATCTGTTAACGAAGGTTTAGCAAACGGCTGGCAACCCTCAGAAGATCGCAACAAGCGCAGCGTTTGGACTGTTACCACCAAGCCATACGCTGGCGCACACTTTGCCGTTTTCCCGTCCGACCTGATTGAACCTTGCATCCTTGCTGGTGCACCAGTTGATGGAATAGTGCTTGACCCGTTTATGGGTAGCGGAACAACGGCGCAAGTGGCCCAGAATCTTGGGCGGCAGTATCTTGGATGTGAACTCAATACAGATTACGAAGCATTGCAACAAAGTCGGTTAAGTCAATTGAGTTTGGGGTTGGAATGATCGAACTCCGCCCCTACCAACGCCGCACCATCGACGAGTTGTACGCCTGGTTCGCAGCAAACCAGCATGGCAACCCGTGCCTTGTGCTGCCAACTGGCGCAGGCAAGTCGCACATCGTCGCTGCCATCTGCAAGGATGCTTTGCAAGGCTGGCCTGAGACGCGCATCTTGATGCTCACGCACGTCAAGGAGTTGATTGAACAAAATGTGGAAAAGATGCTCCAGCATTGGCCCGATGCCCCGCTGGGCGTTTACAGCGCCAGCCTCAACAAGCGCCAGATTGAGCCAATCACGTTCGCTGGTATTCAGTCGGTGCGCCGCAAGGCTGGCCTGCTGGGGCATATTGATCTAGTGCTGGTCGATGAGTGCCACCTGATCAATCATAAGGACGAGGGCGGCTACCGTACCCTGCTGGCCCATCTCAAACTCATCAACCCGCAGTTGCGAGTGATCGGGCTAACGGCCACGCCTTACAGGTTGGGCCACGGGATGATCACCGACGAGCCTGCGCTGTTTCATGCCTTGATCGAGCCGGTGATGATCGAGGAATTGATCCACAAAAAGTATCTGTCGATTCTGCGATCCAAAGTCACCAAGTCCAAACTAAGTGTTGATGGCGTACACAAGCGCGGCGGTGAGTACATCGAGTCGGAATTGCAGGCGGCAGTTGATACCGACGACAACAACCGATCTGTTGTGCGTGAGGTCATCAGCCTTGCTGGGGATCGCCGATCATGGCTGTTCTTTTGCGCCGGTGTAGCGCACGCCGAGCGCATTTGCGGGGAACTGCTCAACCAGGGCATCAAGGCGGCTTGCGTGACCGGAGAGACGCCCAAGCTGGAACGCGAGCAGATACTGGCCGACTTCAAATCTGGTGCGTTGCAGGCGCTCACTAACGCCAACGTGCTGACCACCGGATTTGATCACAGCGCCATCGACCTGATTGCCATGCTGCGTCCCACCATGTCACCGGGCCTGTACGTCCAGATGGCAGGGCGTGGACTGCGCCCCAGCCCCGGCAAGTCAGATTGTCTGGTGCTGGACTTTGCAGGCGTCGTGGGCACGCATGGCCCCATTACTGCCGTCAATGCGCCCAAAAAGCAGGGCGACGGTAACGGCGAAGCGCCGGTCAAGGTTTGCGACGCCTGCGACGAGCTGTGCCCCATCAGCGCCAAGGTCTGCCCAGCCTGCGGCGCTCCGTTTCCCGAGCCAGAGGCCAAGAAGCTGCGTTTGTGCCAAGACGACATCATGGGCCTGGACGGCACCGACATGGTTGTGACCGGGTGGAAATGGAGAGAACACACCAGCTTAGCCAGCGGCAAGATCATGCTAGCCGTCAGTTACTACGGGCGTTTGTCTGATCCTGCCGTGACTGAATACTTCCCCGTTCTGCATGAGGGTTATGCAGGACAGCGAGCCATGAAGGAGGTCATTAAGATCGCAGACCGAGCCAAGATCGTCGGCATGAATGTGGACAATCTGAGCAGCTTGGCAGCGCAGTTGACTAACGGCAATGCTCCGATTCAGATCAAGTATAAAAAGGACGGGAAGTTTTTTCGGGTTTTGAAAAAGGAGTGGCATGAAAACTGAACACGAAGAGCAACGAGATTTTGTGCAATGGTTTCGCCAAACGTACCCCGCCACGTTGATCTTTGCCATCCCGAATGGCGGTGCTAGGTCACCAGCCACCGCCTCACGCCTTAAGGCTGAAGGCGTGACCAAAGGCGTGCCAGACCTGTTCATCCCAGCCTGGGAAACTTGGGTCGAAATGAAACGCGCAAAGGGTGGCAGTCTCAGCCCCGAGCAGAACTTGATGCACCTACATCTGCGAGGCTTGTTTTACAAAGTGCTGGTGGCGAAGGGATTTGAAGATGCAAAACAACAAATTGAGGAATTGAGAAATGAAGTGGATGAAGTGGAACAAGGGCAATCCCCCAGCCATTGATTGGTATCCGACGATGAAAATCAGAGGTCGTAGCTGGGACAACAGCTACAGGTGGTGGGACGGAGAGCGGTGGTCGTGGCCTGCGTTTCCGCATGAGTCGGCAATGAAGGCCGGTAAGTGGGCGGCTCAGAAGGAGCCAAAAGGGCACAACTCAGAAATTATGTGGGGGACAGCATGGATTTTTTGAGACAAGCAGCGCAGATGGCGCTAGAGGCATGGGACAGGTCGCGGCAATGGCCGTTCCCTACTAGACCAGACAAAGAGTTTGACGCCCTCCGCGCTGCCCTCGCGCAGCCTGAGCCGGTGTGTGACAAAGACCCGCAAAGTTGCTGGAGTGTTCGCTGTCAACTGGGCAAGGTATGCAAGACCGCTCCACCCCAGCGCAATACCTTGCCGTTGTCAGACGACGAGATCAAGTGCATCAAACCCATATGCGCTGACTTTGTAAGTTTTCGCGCTGGTGTACGACACGCCGAGCGAGAGCATGGGATTGGGGGTGAGCATGAATGACCTACGCAAAGCAGCGCAGATGGCGCTGGAGGCTTTGGAGTACGAAAACGATTTTCACAAACACTGCAAAGAAAGCCCTTATGGCAGCACCACAGACACCATCGAAGCCCTCCGCGCTGCCCTCGCGCAGCCTGAGCAGGACTTGCAGTTGGTTGCCAACCTGTTGAAAGAGTATGGGTTGGAGGCGCTGGAAGTTATTGCCGCACTCAAAACGCAGCCTGAGCAGGAGCCTGTGGCGGTGGTAGCAATGGATGTTTCAGGTGTGCATATGTCCTATGGTGGTCAATACCTTGGACAGAAGCCTGATACCAAGATTGCAATGCTGCTGAAAGACTTGCCAGTAGGGACACATCTTTACGTTGCTGTAGGGATGGGGGTCAGTAATGAGTGACCTACGCAAGATGGCGCGGGATGCTGGGTTCAACACAGAGTTTGATGACTATGTGATAGACCATTGGCAACGTTTTGAAAAGTTTGCTCGACTCATAAATGCTGCTGCCCTCGCGCAGCCTGAGCAGGAGCCTGTGGCGTGGAATTGGGTGTTTGACGGCAAGGATTACGGGCCTGCGTATTACGGCAAACCACCAGATGCGGACATCACCAAGCAAGCAGAACAAAGAGGCCGCACTGTCAGGCTGCTCTACACCGCCCCACCCCAGCGCAAGCCGCTGACGCTGCAAGAAGTTGATGTGATCTGGGCGACCAAGACTGATATTGAGTCAGTTGTCAGGGCTGTAGAGCGAGCGCATGGTATTGAGTAAGTTTAGGAGAGTTATCAATGAACCATAAACATCCAAGAACAATGCAGGAAGCCTTTGGGCCGTACACCAACGATTACATCTACGATGATGACCCGACCCAGCCGTGGATGTTCTGGTTGGCCGTAGGGGTTACGGTTTTGCTGGCCGTCCTAATTGTGTGGTTGATGATATGCTGATCTTTCGCCGCTGCGCGCTGGTGGCGATGCTGACCGAAGACGCGCCGCCAGAGAAAGCCGAGGCTATTGTGCTTGGCGCTTTGGCCGCTATCGGCTACACCGTGCCCACACCGATCCCCATAAGCGACGTTGGGGCGCTAACCCTTTACATCCGAAATTACGCGCATGAGTACGGCAAACGCAGAACAGATTGACGGGTCGCACTACCGGAATCTCAAGATTCAGACTTGGGACTACATTGTGCAAAACGACATTCAGTACCTTGAAGGCAACATCATCAAGTACGTCAGTCGCTGGCGATCCAAGAACGGCATGACCGACTTGTTGAAGGCCCAGCACTACCTCACAAAACTAATCGAAACAGAAAATGAGCGAATTAGAAGCGTTGCGCCTGCTGGTGGAACAGCAAAAGGCTGAGATTGAGCAACTTAAAAAAGACTTAAAAATGATTCTGAAAGCCTGGCGTGATCAAATGTCCTGAGTGTGGGAGGCACGCTAAGGTGCTGGAGTCTCGTAAGCGCCTAGAGGGTCAATACCGGCGTTTCGAGTGCCAGACAGGGCATCGATGGAGCGTTCTGGAACGCAATACAGATACGCCCCCTGTTGCTGACAATGCCAAAGCTCCTCTGGAGGACTAGCGCATCCTGTCAGCAGCAAAACTATTTGCAGTTGTTTTAACTTCTTCAACCCTGCGCTCCCAACCTTTTCCAAACGTAGGCCATGTGCTGCGACCTTTGAGAAACTCTAGCCGGATCGCGCTGTACTTGTCGATCAACATCTGAGGGTTGGTCAGCATTACCAGTTTCAGCGTCTGCTCGCCGATCATGCCATCGGCAACGGCTGCAACGGTGGTTTGTAGCCATTTGGCTGCGCGGGACACACCGCTGTTGACCGCTGCATCAAACACGCAGTAGTCAACGCCAGCCGGCAGTTTGTCGGCCTTGATTCGGTCCCAATACATTTCTCGGTACAGCGGCGCGACTTTGTTGGGTGTCAACGCCTTCATCTCGGCCTCGCTGACGGCGCGGTCGATCCAATCCTCCCAGACATCCTGCGTTACACCGAGGTTGGTGCGACCGCCTGGGTCTTGCGGGTGGTTGACGTAGCCGCCTTCATGCTTGAGCAACTCGGTCAGACTTTTCTCAAAGTTTTCGCGCATCTTTTTCCTTGCTGCCAATGCTGGAACCAAACCAGAAGTTAAGCATGGTGGCGATCACCGTGCCTAAGATGAATCCGAGGATCGTGTCGGCGAACCGGACGTTTTGTTCTGGGATGATGCTGAACGTGATAAAGCCAATGTACGCCGCTGCGCCAAGACTCCAGAACGAGGTCAGGTACATCGTGAACCGCTTGCTGAACACATCCGATTGCTGGAGCGCAGCAACTTGCATAGCCCGAGCGTCGGCGGTGTTGGCGTGTTGGGTCTTCAGCGTTTCCAGATCAATCTGCGCCAGCTTCAGCGCGGCGTCTGGGTCACTCGCCACCGCCTTAGTCACCGCCTCGACAGTATCTTCTACTCCCAAACGTCGAGCAATAGCCGATACAGCAGCGCCCCCCAGGGGGCCAGCAACAGCAGTTGCAAGAGCGGGTGCAATGCTTCCGAGAAGTTTGAGCAGTTCATTCACTTGTCTGCCTTCCCGTCAATTCGGTCAAACAACTTGGTTAGCATCTCTTTGATCTCGCGGATGTCGTCCTTGTAATCGTCC